TTTAAAGGTTAATTTTAATTTTTCGTTAAACAAAAGATTCTCTTGTTGATCAGAGCTTTTAACAGGAATCAAGAAGCGATCGTAATCCATTATTCTGTCTACTGCTCCAGCTGGAGTGAATAAAAGCATTTCTGAATTTCTCATGACGTCTAGGTAAGCTTCTACTATGTGCCGATTTTCCACAAATTGTTCAGATTTCTCCCACATAGGAAAAGCGGATACTACCTGATTGTATTCTGACAAAATCTTATTTTTCCTAAGTTTCAAATTAAAGGATCTAAAAACTGCATTAAATTGTCTTGCTAGCATTCTTTCAAAATCTTTGTACGAAATTTTAATTCCTTTTTCAAATATTTTAAAAGTTCTTAGAGTAGATCCTTGAGTTGAAATAAAATTGCTAATTTCTTCTTTATGATCTTTTTTCAGATAGATTTTGTTCATAGATTCTTCAACTTGCATTATGTTTTCTTTACAAAGAAACAAATGTTTTGGAACTTCTACTTTTCCTTTTTCTTTTGAAAGATTGAGAAAATCCAAGTTGTAAAACTCGATTAAGAAAGAACTTAAGGATCTAGATGATCCAACATTTTCTGTTTTCATTCCTTTGATGAGCAAACTATCGTTAGGAGAATTTGAATTCAAAAACAGATATAATTGATTCACTCCGTCTCTTTCTGCAAAAAGATTGAGTTTATTTAGGACTGTATCCAAATCTATTGAATTTAAAAAAGTTGACTTTGGAAGTTGATTTGAACTTCCAAAAGTTACAAATTCACTAATTTCTGTTTTTATTAATCCCAAATTATTGATAATTTTATCTCTTCTTTTGGTCATACTTTTATCTAAAAAGAATTTTCTTTTAATTTTGCAATCAAACATTTCTGTGTTTCCAGTTAAAATTATTTTAAAGACTGAATCAGAGAATGACCCAAATTCTCTGACAACAACAGGATGAACAAAGTTTCTTCCATAAGTGTGAATCGGAAGCAAACAAGTTCTCTGGTCTAATTTGTAAATTTCTCTCAAAAAATTGTAGCCAATTTGTTCCATAGCTAGAGATCCCAAGAGATCATTTGACTTCTCATAATAGGCAACTGATCTCCCTAGAATGTAATTGTAATTGTCAGAATAACTTCTGTCGACAAAAGGAGAAAGAAATCCTGCTGATCCTCTTAAAGCATTGTCAAAAATGTACGACCGAATATTTAAAACTCCAACCATTTCGGAAACAATTCTTGAAAAAGAATCTTTAGTTTCGGAGGTCATCAGAGCAAAGTATCTCGGAATTAGAGTTGCAAATTTGACAAAATCTTCGTGCAATTCTTTTGGAATTGCAATTATTTCATTTTTGTCGTCTGAATGAACTAATTGTTTCCATGAATTGTCGTTGATTTTATAAGATTTGATAGTATTGCAATAATAGGTAAAACATTTTTTCCTAAATAATTGTTCTAATTGATGAACAAAAGAAGAGATGTTATGAAAGATTCCTTGAGGCCAAGTACCTTCTAATTCTATCGTGTTGAGACCATTAAGCTCTTCTAGTTTGTTTAAATTTTTAATTTCAAGATTTCTAACTGATTTAGGAACAATTACAATCATTCTCTCTAAGGTTCTAAGACAAAAATCTATCATTGATCCTGAAGATTTTCCCAGAAGACCTAAATTGACCATTTTCCTGATCAAAACAATAAATTTCCGGTAAACGTCCTGACCTGACCACTTTCCCATGTCTCCGTTGTAAAACAAGACTTCACATTTTGAAGAAGAAGCAACAGTTTTGGAACTATCTCTGATCATTGCTAATTTGTTAGCCTGAGATTCAACTACCATTTCTCTCTCTGAATGTTTATTGAAAAATCTGAAGAAAAATTGAATAGTAACAGAACAAACCTTTCCTGGAAGACTTAATTCGTAAATTTCTCTAGCAAGTTCATACTGACTCTTCTTAGAAAGAATAACCATTCTGCACAATTTCTTGAAATTGGTTTTTCCTATTGTATGATTAAGTTTTATCATTGCAAAAACTCTGTTGTAAAAGATTAAAGGATCTACTACACTCTCTTTTTCAAAATATGCTTCTATAAAAGTTTTAGTAGAATCATACTGATTAGTTTTCAGAGGTGAATTAAAGTCTTTCAAATAAGCCCAATTCAAGCATCTTTTTGAACTTTGGAAATTTGATTCAAAAGAAGAATAGACTTTTTTCTTGTAGTATTCCATCTGGTTTTTTTCTTCGAAAACAAATTGCTTATTTTTTGAAATCATTTCTTCTTTGTAAAATTGAAGTGAAAGATCAAGAACCTCAGGAGAAAAGAATTTCTGATCAAAATCTACTTCTGATTCTGCTTCGTAGTTTTTGACTCTAAAGGTTGAAGACAAAACCTTCTGATTATTTGCTTTTATAGTCTTAATAAAAGAATACATGTCATGAGTGTAATTCGTTGTGTTTTTAAAAACAGAAGTGTAAAAACAGTTACACTCTGTAAATTTCAGAATATTTTTAGATTCTCCACAGAGAGTCTTTAGATTCAATTTAAGAGTAGGTTCTCTCATATTCTTTCCTAGAACAAGTTTCACTTCATTTCTGTTATGATTAGAATTTTCAGAAATCTTTTTCAGATAAACCAAATGAATCAATCTTGTTGGGGAGATTTCTAAGTATTTTTTGAAAAGATTATCAATTTTGTTGTAGTCAGAAAGAATGATTATATTCAAATACTTAAATACAGAAGTGTAAAGTTTAGCCTGAGTGTCTTCCCAGAAAAATAGATTATAATGCAACAGAAAGAACCTCCTACATTCGACAACAGAACATCCTCTCAATCTTAAACAATAAGATGTATAAAACAAAGTGTGAAACAAAGTTGATCTATATTCCATTCTGTCGTAAGAATCTGTAGTCAAATTTGAACAAAACCAATTATCTTCTAGTTTATTCTTAAAGACGCTCTCATATTGTAAATTTGTTTTAGCTAAAATTGCGTAGGTTACATGACTTCTAGAAGAAGTTACTTTTGGTCCAGGAAATACAACAAATCCGAATCCTTTGAAATTTTCGTTGTCGCACAAAAATTCAGATTTTCTTTGCTTTCTTTTACTTGATTCTAATAAAATTGATCTCATTAGTTTACTAATCACAAAAGCACTGTAAATGTAATCATTGAAGAATTCAATTTGAAATTCTTTTAAGCTTTCTGAAGAAATTCTGAGATGATCTGCGTATTGCAAAACTTCTTGAGGAATTGAGAAATCTAATTCAAATTTTCTTGAGTATATTTCTGATTGAGATTGGTCTTCAAGTATTGTTTCAACTGTCGAAAGTTCTTCTTCTGAATATTTTATATTTTCTAATTTGTTCATTTCATAAACTGTCTGATCTATAGGAGATTTGTATTCTGACTTAGTTTTACTTTCTTTTTGTTTCATTTCTTTTTTCAAACTAATCTTCTTTACTCTAAGTTTGAATTGATTTTCAAGAAAAACAGAATTTTTCTTAAAAGAGCAGGAAGTTAGAACTTTTGAATTGTAATCAATCAATTTAGAAAGATCTTTTGAGAGATCATCCTTGCTTATCTTTTCTCCTTTTGTTTTTCTTTTTTCAATCTCTAAATTTTCTTTCATTAAATTTTCAAAATTTTCTGATTTCCTTTCTAAAACTTTTATAAGTGCATCACTGATTTTCTTGAAACCCAATTCATCTTGTTTTTTCTTTTGAATTCTTTTGGACTCCAATTCCATTTTTAAATTTTTGTTTCTTCTAGCTATGTAATCTTGAATGGATTCAGATTGATAAGTTTCGAATATTTGATCTCTAAAATTTTCTTCACAATTTAAAACACTAAAAGTTATAAACGAACATTTTCTTTTGACATTTTTCCCGCTATTAGGTAATAAGTTTATCTCAGAAAAATTTTGTTTAGGAAAATTAGAAAATTTAGTTTCAAGAATTTGTTTGATGATTTTTTCAAGAATAAAAGATTGTG